GCCCTGCCCTTTATGATATCCTCCTGACGGATCTACTAACAATGGAACATCGTCACGTACATCACGCATGGTAACATTAAGATACAACTTCATCCATTGCTCAAACAAAGTTATATTAATATACTTCGAAACCTCATCCCTATCCGTAACCTGAACTTGGTCATCTCCGTACACCAAAACGTGAACTATTTTCTTTATCAAGGCGATCTCCATAGCTTCTTTCATCATTTGAGGCGCTCGCAATATTTCCATCACACAAAACAAATAAAACCACAAAGCTACAATGAACGAATTTCCATGAGACGTCATCCATATTCCTGAAGGCATTTTTCCTGTTATTAACGCCCACAAACGTCCAAAAAAATGGACCAACCGAGCTGAGACTGATGAAGCAAGAAAAGAAATCGCACGCATCATCTGACGAAAAGTGCTAACGGGATCGTGACTCCGCTTAAAATAGATACCTCCAAGTACATACATAAGCTGCAACCAGATATAATGAATCGTCATATCCAAATTCACAATATCCCCATCGCTAAACTTCTTACGCCACTCTTCGCCAAATTTCACATTCATCTTCTTTACCATGTAGTCATACCCTCCTTTTAACCATTTCATTCCAATTGCAATAACCGACCCTACTTCAAAATTCTTTCGGACGGTCTGAGTTATTCGTTCCAAATCGATAAAAAATTCATTTGCTATTTCATACTGACGCTCTTTAGAACACCATTTTTCAAATGTCTCCGTTTTTAACTGTTTTTCTCTCACGGAGAAGTAATACTCATTTTTACCATTCATTACAAACAGCGGATCTATAGGGGCTTCACCACTCAAAAAATCCACCACTGCTGCTAACGTTGCCTGATGTGAATGTATCTTCTTCTGGGACGCTTGCTTTATCAAAGTTATCGGAGACTCCTGAGTTGAAAGATCATAGGTAGTAAACGTCTCAGTGAACTGTCCCGCGGATGATCCTAAATACATACCATCACACCGAGATAATGAAATCACCGGATCCACAGTTCCTATTTTATCAGTCGTCCCCATTGCATGGTACAATTTATCTAACGCCTGAGGGACATGCTCCAAAACCTTCGACAAAGCTTCAGATGGTTTATCTGTCGGACGAGCATGCATAGCCATCGCATCAAATGTTTTCTGAGTTCCATGTACTCCATCCATCGCCGATATCACATGAGGACGACCACAGGTCTGTCCAAATGCAATATTAAATCCACTCAAAACACGCGCTGCCAACGCCTTTAATGAGGGAACGAAACGATCTTCTGGGGCAAACATTTGAGGGACATATCCTGGAAACGGACGCCACACATACCTTCGATACCATTGCCTACTTTCATCTAATCCTGCTTTTTCAGCAAAAGTGGTCATATCTGCTTCTTGCACTGCTTGTACTACTCGAGGATCTGGAATGCGAACCTCCGAATCCATCGGCACCGAATTTTTAGGAACAGGGGGTGTTATAAAAGATATATTCGT